CGTGGCCGAGGGCATCGCCAAAGCATTCAACGGATAACGACCTATGGCCTGGATGGAAAAATTGATGATGCAGGTGGCTTTGGTGGATCAAGTCACCAAACCGCTGCAAGGCATCAATGCCCAGATGGACAAGGTAACCAAAACAGCCAGTGCCAGCTGGGGGCAGATGGCAGGAGGCGCTGCTGCTGTTGCTGCCGGAGGTTTAGCGATCCAGGCGACCCTAATGCCAGCGATCGAGATGGATAGAGCGTTGGGAGAAGTTGCATCACTGGGAGTGGCTAAGGACACCTTGAGAAGTCTGGGGCAAGAGGCGCTTCAATTCAGCGTGGATTACGGAAAATCTGCAACGGAGTTCGTACAAGCGTCTTACAACATCCAGTCTGCAATCGCAGGTCTTGAAGGGAATGAGCTGCCTGCATTCGCCCGTGCATCAGGGGTGCTTGCCGCAGCCACCAAGGCCGACACCGAAACCATCACCGATTACATGGGCACAATGTACGGCATCTTCAAACAGCAGGCCAACGACATGGGCAAGGCCAACTGGATAGAAGATGTAACCGGAAAAACAGCGCTTGCAGTCCAGATGTTCAAGACCACCGGTAAGGGAATGGCTGACGCCTTTTCAGGGCTCGGTGGAGCGGGCTTGGCTGCCAACGTATCCATGGATGAACAGTTCGCCGTGCTCGGCCAACTGCAAGCCACCATGGCGGGAGGTGAAGCTGCAACTAGGTACAAGGCTTTTTTGGCCAAGGCGTTCGGAGCACAGAAGTCACTCGGCTTGAACTTTACTGATGACCAAAATAACTTGCTGCCAATCTATAACATCTTGGACAGCATCAAGGGCAAGTACGGAGACGTTATTGATGGGGCAGAAGGCCAGGAGCTGAGCAAAGCCTTTGGATCTGATGAAGCAGTTGCGCTCATCACTACCCTGATGAACGACACCAAGGGGCTTGCCACCAATATCAATGCGTTGGCAAACACTCATGGTATGGGCAAAGCCGAACAAATGGCTGCCTCGATGACCGATCAATGGCAACGGTTGGAGGCGGTATGGTTCGCCATAAGAGCCAGCGCATTTAGCCAGATCACCCCTGCTATCAACGGAGTGATTGGATCGATCGTAGATGCGGGTGCCGTGTTGCTGCGTTGGACACAGATTTTCCCAAACCTGACTAAAGCGATCTCATACACCGTCATGGCAATAGCCGGTTTGGGGATGTTCGCAGGCCTGTGGGCAATATTGTCCGGGGTTGGTGCCGTATTGGCCGCTTTGGCTTGGCCAATTCTGGCAGTCGGAGCCGCCATCGCTGCATTAGTGCTGTGGTGGGAACCCATCAAAGCATTCTTCAGCGGGCTAATCACTGCAATGGCCCCAGCCATCTCAACCATATTCGAACCTTGGGCTGCCATTTTGCCGGTGATCTGGGATGGCGTGTCAAGCCTGATCGGCATCATCGGTGAATGGCTTGGCACCACCGATGAAGCATCTGGCGCCTTCACCAACATGATCGCACTCGGGGAGGCAGCAGGAACCATTCTCGGAACCGTGTTCAAGCTGTTGCTGTCGCCGATCTGGGCCGTGGGTAAAGCCATCCAGTGGGTGCTGGAAAAGCTCAACACCTTACCAGGGGTAAACCTCGAAATCGGCTCTTCGATGCCTGATCTGAGCATGCCGAACCCTGACAACATCAACGCCCCGCTCGCTCGCTATCGCGAAGGGGGAAACAGCATCCCATCAGGTGGACTCGGCCAGCAGCTGATCCAGGCCAACGCTGCCGCCACCACAGCCAACCAGAAGCCATCACGCACGATCAACACCGGCGATGTACACATGCACGTACAGAACCCGCTGTCGCCCGGCGAGCTGGAACACGAACTGTGGATGACGACCAGAGGATGAGCGACCCCATGACCCAAGAGCCAAAGTACATCGATATCTGGGTAGTAGACGGGGCATGGCAGCTGGATGCCGGTGGCCAACCACGTTACACCCAAGACCGCCACAGCATCGGCCAGGACATCAAGCACAGGATCATGGAGTCTGGGCTGGCCCGCAAGCTGATTGGCGAGCGCAGCCCAACCCTGCGCGCCGATGTGATGACCGAGATCGAGCTGCTGGTTGAGAACGACGAGCGGCTGGTGCCCGGCACCATCGTGATCAGCGAAGAAGCCCCAGAGCGGGTACTGGTCACCGCCCGCACCTATGAATTTGGCGATCTGGAGGTAACCCTGTGAACCTGCGCCCCAACGTGGATTTTATGGCACTGCTGGCTGATACAGGCGTGCCGACTACCGAAGAGGCCATGGAGGCCGAGCTCAAGAAGGAGGTGGAGGCCGCCGGCTCCCTTATCACCAACGACAGCGATGTGAGCCCCTTCTGGCGACTGGTGCGCGGCGTGGTGATCACCCCGGCGCTCTGGCTTATCCGCACCCTCTTGGCGGGCCATGTGCTGCCCAACACCTTTGCTGCTACCGCCAACGATGCCTATCTCGACCTCAAGGCGTGGGATGTGGACTTGACCCGCAAGGGCGCCCAGAAGACCCGCGGGATGATCAACTTCGTCAAAGCCAACCCGAGCGAAGCGGTCACCATCCCGCCCGATATCTGGATCAGCACCGAGCGCATCAACGGCACCATCTACCGGGTCAAACCGCTGCAAGCGGTGGTTAGCCCTGCCGGTGAAGCGGTGGCACGGGTCGTCTGCGAGGCCGAATTCGCGGGCGCCGCCTGGAATCTGGCCCCGGGCTACTACAACCTGCTGAGCGAACCGGTCACCGGCATCTTGTCGGCCCGTAACGATGACAAGGAGTGGATCACCACCCAAGGCGCCGATGCCGAGAGCAACGATGCGCTGGGGCTGCGCATTCAGAACCAGTTCTCGGCAGTAGGCCGCTATCACATCGACGCAATCTACCGCTCGATGCTGGCGAGCGTCGCCGGCATTCGCGCCGATCACATCTTCTTCGAGCATGAAGCGCCGCGGGGCCCGGGTACCGCCAACGCCTACATCCTGCTGGAGGTGGGCGCCACCCCGGCCAGCCTGATTGCCCAGCTTAACGACTACGTGGGCCGCCAGGGCAACCATGGCCATGGCGATGATCTGTTCGTGATGGCGATGCCGGAAACCCAGCACAACCTCACGCTGGAGCTGTGGCCGGTGGCCAACCTCACCGATGACCAGAAAGCCGATCTCAAGCGGGGCGCTGAATCGCTGGTCAAAGCGGCGTTTCGTCAGTCGGCGGATTTTCCGGCCGTGACCAGAACGTGGCCACAGGCCAGATTCTCCATTTCACAACTGGGCAAAGAGCTGCATAGCCAGTTCCCGCAGCTGCTGAGCCTCAAGTTTGGGCAGGAGGATATCGTCTCGGGGATCTCCATCCCGCGCCTGACCGCGCTGGAGGTGACGCTGCATGAATAAATCTCCCCGCATCGATCACAACGCCACTGCACCGGCCATGCCAAAGGCGTCTGCCCCGTGGTGGGAAGATGGCCAAACCATCACCGATGGCGTGAAGGAACCCGCCTTTTTGGCGCGCGGTGTCATGGCGTTCTGGCAGTCGATCCGGCGCTGGTTGCTGGCGCCGCTGGCAGAGCAAGACCCGCTGACCTGCTCGGAGTCCATGCTGGCACTGCTGGCATGGGAGCGGGACATTGCCCGCTTTGAATCTGAGCCGCTGGCGCTGTTTCGCAAGCGGGTCAAGTTCGCCTTTGTGAATGCCCGTGACTCAGGAGAGGTAGCAGGATTCAAGCGCATATTCGAGCGCCTGGGCATCGGCTGGTGCGACATCCACGAACGACAAGACGGCGCGCCGTGGGACGTCATCACCATCGAGGTGACAGATAGCAGCATAGCCAACAACCAGAAGCTGATGGAGACGCTGATCCAGCACTATGGCCGCACCTGCCGCCGTTATCGCTTTCAGGTGGTTTACCCGGTCGCCGGTCACATCGGCTATGGCCAGTTTGATATGAGTCAGGAGGTATTTGCCGCCAGCCTCACCCCGCACAAAGCCAGATATCGGCTGGCACCTGGACACATCCAGATGATCCAGCACGTCTATGGCGCAACGCTGAAAACCAAGGAGACCCGATGAGCCAAGTCATCACCAACGCATTCGAGACCTATTGGCAAGGCTGCCTCACTGACCAGGTGCCGGTGGTGCTCGATGAGGTCGTGCTGGCGGATATCCCCAATCTGGATATCACCGCCCCCATCGACCCGAATACCGGCCTGCCGCCACAGGCGCAGATTGTCCATCGCCATCCGGTGGATCAGCGCGGCCGCATCAATAACAACGCAGTGGCTTACTCCATCGTGATGGATACCACCGTGGGCAACTTCTCATTCAATGCCATGTACCTCGTCAACAAGGCCAGCGGCATGGTAGGGATGATTGTCTACAAGGGACGGGAGACCAAAACCAAGACCGACCCAGCAACAGGTACCACCGGCAACAGCCTGGTGAAATCCATGTTGATGGAGTATGACCAAGCGGCCACCGCCACCGTGACCAACGTCGAGGCGGGCACCTGGCAGATTGACTACTCCACCCGCCTGCTCGGCATGGACGAGCAGCTGCGCCTGCAAGCGATCGCCTGCTTCGGGTCATCGGCCTTCTTTGGCGACGGCTTCAAGCTGATCAACAAGGCGGGCAGCTACAAGGTCCAGCCGGGGGTGGCCATGGTCGGCGGCCTGCGTATTCAGCTGGACGTCGAACAAGCTATCACTGTTGGGGCCAAGCCGGTCGGGGTGTGGGTGGATGTGCATCACGCCGGAACCATCCTGAGCCGCTGGGATAACCTCTTCGAGTTCAAGACCAGCACCACAGAGCTGAGCGATTACACCGACAGCAACGGCTATCGCCACTATGTGGCCAAGCTGGGGGTTGTCGAGGCCAATGCAAGCGTCACGGACAAGCGTCCAGCCAATGAGTCTGCCGACCTGTGGGCCGCGTTGGAGGCGCTTCGCAAACAGACGGAGAAAAGCGCCAGTGACATGGAGAAAGCGCTGGCAGACCATGCCAAGGGACGAGATCACCCATCAGCCACCACAACTGAGAAAGGGATGGTGCGACTGGCCACGGTAGAGGAAGCGCTAGCCGGAAATAGCAACACCATCGCGGTGACACCTGAGGGGCTGGATGCGGTGATCGGGGAGAGATTCCTGGTCGCGGGCTCAGCGTTACCAGCAACGAACATCGGCCCGATCTGGCATGATGACTACGCCGACTGGATGACATGGCAGACGTTTAACCAGAACGGTGCCAACTACACCGGCTATGCCTCTCGCCTGATTGGTAGTCTGCTGCTCGACACCCAGCCCCTCCCGCGTGCCGGGTATATCAAATCAGGGGTGCAGAATCTGGGCAGAACCACATATGCCGCGCTGCGGGCCTGGGCCCAGCATAATGGCCTGATGGTCGCCCCCGGCGTATGGGCGGCGGGCACAATCCAGTGCGCCGACAATGCCGATGGGATCACGTTCCGCATCTACGATGTGCGCGGCGAGTTCATGCGGGCGTGGGATGATGGGCGGGGTGTGGACAGCACTCGCTCATTCGGCAGCGGCCAAGTTGATGCCATTCGAGACCTCACAGGTTCCTTGAACGTGGCCAAGTGCGGGGAATTGATCCGCTCTGCGACGGGCGTTTTTTCAGAGAGTACTGCAACACCGCTGGGCTCCTCTGGGCACACCACAAATGCGACCAACTCCGAACTAACAATCAATTTTTCTGCTGGAAATTCTGTTCCAACGGCAAATGAAAATCGCCCCCGAAACGCCGCTTTACTTGCGGCCATTAAATTCTAAGGAGTTACTTTGGACGCTATATATCATTATGACGGTATTACTGGTTGCTTCCTTGGGCAAGGCATCCCTGATGTAAACCCACTTGACAAAGAGAATCCGCTAATTCCGTCAAGCTCGACGCTATCAGAGCCTCCTTCTGCTGGCGAGCGTGAGTGCGCTAGATATCTGACAGCTTCCGGCGGAGTTCCTTCTCATCATGCTGACGGGGCGTGGGTTCTCCATCCAGATTGGCGTGATGTGACATTGTGGCGCACTGACGACGGCACGGAGATAACCATCGTTGAACCAAACGTCACGCCAGATGAAATAGGGGCCACAGCAGTGCCATATCCAGGGCCGGGATACGTCTGGCGGGATGATCTGTGGCAAGAAGATCCTGACCAGCAATATCAACTCGCCGAAAAGGCTGCAGAACGGGAACTCGCAAGCCGTCAAGCCATAGCCACTTCAGAGATAAATCGCATCAAGCCCGCAGTTGATGGTGGCTACGCAAAACCAGACGATGCCGCTCTATTGCCACAGTTGCAGCGTTATCTCTACGAACTGCCGGATGTGAGAGGACAAGCCGGGTGGCCGTTCTCTGTTGCATGGCCGGAGATACCGCAGTGAGTTGGACGCAAGGGGCACTGCACTGGCCAACAAGCGTCGAGGCGATACACACTCGCGCCAGCGGGGTGCTTGGCCAACTACCAGAAAGCCAAGCAGGCGCGGTGGCCCGTTTGCAGGCTCTGGAGCCCAGGGCGCAATACCGACACACACCAATCAGCCAAGCCGCTGCCGCGCTGGCTGGGCTGCGGGCAGAGCTCGACCGGCTGCTAGTCACTGGTCGTTGCCTGACGGTCACCCCCTATCAGCATGGGGTGGGGCAGCACCAGGGCAACCAGTACAGCCTCGCCGCCCCCAACGCGGTGGCCTGCCTCGCCGCCAAGTTGCAAGACGGGGCCGGCGCTGGCCGATGCCTTGACCCCACTTTGCGCCATCCTGCCGCTGCCGGAGTGGTGTGCCACTCTGCGCCGCCTCACCGCCAACAACGACACCATGAGCAAACCCACCGCCGCCAAGGTGCCACGCTGGAAAGCTGATGAGCCGCTGGTGTGGAACCCGCTGCGCTCGGCTCGCTCACTGCTTGGGGCCGAGATAGCCCAACTGGAGAGCCTGGCGCAGGGGACCACCACACCGATCGCCCAATTGGCCACCTTGGCAGAACGCCGCGCGGACAAACTGGCCGAGCTGGAGAATGCACTCAACCAACTGGCCTCCATCAGCGGCCAGTTGTGGCACTGGCAAGCACAAGGCGATGCAGCAAGCCTTGCCGCCCAGCTGGGCCAAAGCAGCCCGCCAGACCATAGCCACAGCATGACGGTCGGCGCCCTGCTGCTCTCCCCCTCCCCGCTCACCTTCTGGCAGGAGTTAACCCAATGAGCCAAACCGCCATGCTCACCCTGGATGGTGAGCCGATCGCGATGAAGTCGATGCGGATATCTGCATCGTTGCAGTTTCAGGACAAGGACAGCAGCGGCCAAACCAGCTCGACCAGCAGCTCGGAGCAAGGGGCCAAAGCCAAGGAGCTCGATATCTCGGGCCTTGTTCCCTTCAATGATGAGCGCACACTGAGCCGCCTGTTTGAACTGGCCGATGCAAAGGGAGATGGCGGCAAGCGCCATATCTACCGGGTCGGGTCGCTGCTGGCCAAGTCGGTGAAGGTGCGTCAGGCCAAGTTCGCCGGGCGCATCACCGCCAGCGAGCAGGAGGGTCTGCTGGCGTGGCAAGTACAGTTCACCCTGCGCGAGCACAACTCGGTGCCAGAGAAGCGGGAACAGCGGATGCCCAAGGCACCGGCCACCGTAGGCCAGGGCACAGCGAATGCCAAACCGGCCAAGCCTGCCGACAGCAACAATGGGAAACCAGCCACCGAGCAAGAGCAGCTGAGTTCATGGGAGCAGGCTATCAAGGGACTTGATGACAAACTGGGAGACGTGATGGCGTGAAACTCTCGACCAACCTCACCCTGGGCGGGCAACCGGCAAACCTCATCGACCACGATATCGTGCTTGATATCTCCGCTGGAGGTCGTGCCGCCATCACCATCGAGGGGGCCGCAAAGAAGGGGCAAACCCTGACCGTGGATCTCGGCTACAACGGCGAGCTGCGCCGCTGGTTTACCGGATATGTCTATGACGTGCAGCCAGCCAGCAATGGCGCCAGCAAGCTAATGTGCCGCGAGCTGGCCGGTATTCTGGGGAGTTCGTTTCCGGTAAGCCTTCAGCATGCCACCCTGCGAGGTCTGCTGGCCTGGTTGAGCGACCAGACCAAGCTCACCTTTTTGCTGCCGGATGGGGTCGACTATACCGATCGGCCTATCCCCAACTTCACCAGCGCTGGTACCGGATATCAGTTGCTGAACAACGCGGGTCGCGCCTTCGAGGTGCCGGACTTCATCTGGCATCAGCAACCGGATGGCGCCATCTTCGTTGGCAGTCATGCCCATAGTCGGTGGGCGGATAGGCCAGTGGAGCTGGATCCGGCTTTCTCTGGCCGCCAGGCGGGCAACACCATCACCACCGCACCGATCCCGACCATGCGCCCGGGCGCACTCGTCAACGGCAAGCGGGTGGAACGGGTACGCCTGAAGGGCGATGAGATGACCCTCACCACGGCGACACCCGGTAAACAGGTGAAGTCGCCGGAACGGCGCAAGATGGAGAGCGAGTTCCCCGAGCTGGCCGACAATATGCACCTGCCCAAGTTCGGGCGGGTAGAAGCCATCAGCGACAGCGCGGCAGCTGGCCAGCTCAATGATCCGTTTCGCCCGCGCTATGCGGTGGAAGTGCAACTGCTGGGCGAAGATGGCCAGCCGGACAAGGCTGCCCCACTCTATCGCGCCGTGCCTCTGCCGGTGATGTTCGGCGGGCCTGAGCGGGGGCTGATGCAATTCCCTATCGAGGGAACCATAGTGGAGCTGGGGTTCGCCTTCGGTCGCGCTGACCGGCCATTTATTCGCACTGTGCTGGGGACCGGCTGGCCGCTGCCGGATATCGCCCCGGGCGAACAGTTACAGCAGCTGCGGGCCGAGGTGTTCAGCCGCACCGATACCGTGGGCAACCAGCGCCGTCACACCGACCGCACCCAGCATGACAAGGCGATGCTGATGCACCGCGAGGCGGACGACTACCAGGGCGAGTTCGGCCAGCACAGGCTGGCCACCATGCAGCATAGCGTGGAGCAGATCGGGGCAATGAAGCGCATCGAGGCGCTCGGGGCCATCGAGCTGCTGGCCGGTGATGACTTGATGGCGGGGTGCCTGGGTAACATGAGCCAGACCGCAGCCGGTGATCTGGTGGAGGTGATCGGGCAACTGCGGCGCAGTGTGGCCGGAGAGCTGCAGCACTTCGAGGCGCCCCGTTCGTGGATGGGCAGCGAGGGGGTGAACATCTTCGGTCTGCTGCTCCAGCTGATGAACGTTGTGGAGCAGTTGGCCGCCTCTGCCGCCAGTCACAACCACGGTGGGCCAGGGCCAACCAATGCACCAACATTCAGCAGCCAGAGCCAGAAGGCCGCAAAGCTGGCGGGCACCCTCTCCCCCATCATCGAGTGACCATAATGTTTACTTGCTCAACCAAACAACACAACAAAGCACTTGACGATACAACAAGACACTAGATAACATTAAATGACACTTAACGACATTAAGTGACACTAACAACTAATTTAAGAGAGGGAATTTGAATGAGTGGCATTTTTTTATCTACCGCTGACCTACAAAAATTAACCCATTCTGCTCGGGAAGAAGTGCTTTCCATTGTATCTGGAGGTTTTGATAGCGCATTTTTTGAAAGTAACAGCGTTGATGGCCCTACAGACCTTTCTTCAATCCAAGCAGAAAAACTTGTCAAAGGGCTTAGCCCAAAATCTCGTACAGTGCTGAAAGCTATTGTTGATAGTAGAAATACTACCAATGGTTTTTGGTGTGAAGAACTAGCTGAAGAACTCGAAATAGACGTCAGCGAGCTAACTGGGGTATGGTCTGGCTTAACTCGAAGAATTAGGACTGTTACGGGAAGCTCAGAAGCTTATCTCATTGCTTGGTCTTGGGATGAAGAAAAACAAGACTTTTTTGGCTCTTTACACCCAATAACAGTAAAAAATTGCAAAAAAGCTCTAAATATCATTTGAAATTTAACTTTTTAAATTCCTGTCACATAAAAACGGCCTACCAATCGGCCGTTTTTGATTTTCAGCTCATTAGTTGAGCTGCTGTATAGGATGTGGTGTAGCACCCAAATGAACAATTGGCTGCAACCACCACGAGCCATCATAGCCACGGCGGGCCAGCCCCCACCAATGCCGAGACCTTCAACGGCCAGAGCAAGCAGGCCGGCCAGTTGGCCAAGACCCTCTCCCCCATCATCGAGTAGCCCACCAAGCGAAGAAGGCCCCACGATGTGGGGCCTTCTTCTATCTGCCTGACAGCACCAAAGCATGGCCAGGGAAAGGCGCCGCATGTATGGGCACCGTCAGGCAGGCGCACATCATACGCGACGTACAGAGCCGAGCACAGCAGCCAGAACACCACGGAAAAGCCCACGGCGGCGTCTGCACCACGGAATCCGCGCTCATCCGCTCCCGCCTGCGGGCTTCACCAGTAAAAATTTTTGCAAAAGTGGAATACCGCAAAACCATATGCCCAGACCCCGCCAGATAAAGGATCTGCGGCTTAGCGAGGATCTGAAAGGATCGAAAGAAATTGCAGGGATTTACAGTTCGACAGGGCTCTGGATAACAACGGCCAAAATTTAAATAATTGAATTTATTGCAAAAAACATATTTTTCGTGGGTATTTCAATGATCGGGGAGGATCTATGTGGTGACTTTGCATTCTCTGAAAGGCTTTTATTTTCATATGGTTAAGTGTGTAACACCTATGATCTGGAAACTGAAATATTGAAAACCTCTGTAGCCACATCCCAACTACTGACTCACATTTCCATTCACCATATTATCAGTACAATAACGGACATATTTGAAACTCGTCATTTCCAGCATAGAGATACATGAAGAAGCATCAAGAGATCAACTGGGGGCGCTGGCACTGGTTAAGGCAGCACCTCAAACAGGTACGAAAGTCACCAGAACCAACAGAACCCCAAGCCAAGATAACCACATTCCTGACGACGGTATTTGCAGCAATACCGATCATCACAGCTGGTATCTATTTGTCTGGAATGGCATATCACTTTGGCGAGTGCGTAGTTGATGGGCTGGAAATTTTTGAGTTTCCATGGCCTGCAGACTTATATCTCGCTAGGGGATACATGCAATGGCTAGACGCAGGTAAGATCTATCTCAAGCCGATATTCTGGGGCATCGTTGCAATAACATTCATCATCGTAGCTCTATTCCTATGCGTTGGGCTACGGCTCAGATGGGCATGGTATTGCCATCGTTTATGCTCAATACGTCTTCCAAAGGTAAAAAAATTCTTACGTAGAAGAGCACTGGTGCCAACGCCAAGGCTTTTTATCTTTTTCCTCTGGTTGAAAATTATCTATGATCGGTTTGCCATTTTGATCATACCGGCCATGCTCGTTCTCTTACCCGCAATATTTAGTTTCAATGAGGGCTTTAGTTCTGCCCAAACAAGAGCGAAAAGGTTGGAAACCGGTCAATTGACCACAGAAGACGCCAAGGCAAAATCGCCCATTCTCGGCGATACACCGCACATTCGTTTGATATGCAATAGTGTTCATTGCGCCTATCGGCTCAAAGGTGGGGAAATGAAGCTTGTTCGTCATGACCAAGTTGAGCAAGTGACATGGATAGCCCCCAAAGACACTTCAAATGACTCGCAAATAGAAAGCAACTCTGAGAAATAGCGCAGTTCTGGTACCGGACACTTTGTGTCTGGCGCAGCTAACCCTTCCGGCATCGAACATACTGATAACCGCTGTCGCCACTTTGTCGCCATTTAGGCAAAATAAAAAGGCCACTATTTCTAGTGGCCTTCTGTAACTCTTTGATTTTAATGGTGCCCGAGGCCGGAATCGAACCGGCACGACGCGAACGTCGAGGGATTTTA